GGATTCTTGCGTCCCCGGAGGGAGACTCGAGGTCTCCTACCCTCAGAGAGGGTTCCAAATCCTAAACGCATGACACGCCGAAATGGGCCTACACGACTTACCGATACGGTATTCGCGTACATCCCTGAGGGTCCCGGACGAATGGACCCACTTAATACAACTCATCTCCCAGCTGGAGAAGCTCCTGCGCAACTCATTAGGCGTAGCCACAGTTGACCTGTGGAAGAGAGCAAGGCGAAAGAGATGCGGGGGGTCCGAAGTAGGTACGGAAGTTACGTGATCCGCGTACGAAACGAGTCCTAACCAAGTCTACACTCACCTGTAAACAAGGATGATCGTCGATCCATAGTGATCGACGGGCTTTGTTGGTGACAAAGGCCCGGTCTTCGTACATCATGAAATGGTCGTAAACTGGCCTAGGCCAGACAAACGACCATAACTTCGGTCCCCTCTGGAGGACGCGGAAAGAAGGAGGTTGATAAGAAGGCGCCTGAGAAGATCGTTCTCGGAAGGATGCATAGTCGATGGAGACCCTTTCAGGTTTAACGGGAACACCCGTCCATCTCGAGACCATATCTCCTGCCACGTCTTTCGCCATAGTGTCAAAAACACCGTATAGGGAGGCCTTTGGAGGCGGCCCTATGACCATTTCAACACTACGACGTACGCCTTTCCTTATTGTGGGGGCCGCACCATCCGTCAAGGCACGGCGAAACCAAGACTTCTTGGAAAGGATCTGGTACTCTCTTCTAGATAGAGTCGACAAGTCTATCTGCCTAGCAGATATCTCGAAACGCATCAGACAATTCACGACAAGGCTTACCACCTCGCCGCGAAAAGTCCTCAGCCCATCGAGAACCTCTGTCAAGAGACAACCAGGCTCCTTCCTGCAAGGTCGGAAGAACGAAAGGACGGGTTTAGGGGCCAACTGGCCTCTACGGATAAAGAAACTCTGAGAGTTCAAATCCGCGGAGATGTTTGAGTAGCCGGTCTTCTCAACATTGACACAAAGTCCGAAAGTTCCAGTCACCTCTTTCCAGAGGGAAAAGAACTTCCGATCACCTGCAAAGACGCAGTCATCGCCGTTGAAACGACCAACGCGGTTGGCCCCTGCCCCCCTCGCGATATCGCTGGCGATATCAAAACATGCCTTGTTGAGTAGGCAGAGTAATGGGAAACTCACCAAGTTCCCCATCATACTCCCCCTCTTAATTGGCCTAATCACACCTGTGTGGGGATCTAACCACCTAAGGTTTGAAAAGGAGCCCAACAAGACGCTTCTCTCATTCTCGCTCAACCGAGCATCCTTCGACAGTTCTTCGACAATGACATCGACGGCCTCAAGATAAATCTTGTCAGTGGCGGATTCGTAATCCCCACTGATAACCGCCTCCCCGTCTTTCCTGTCATTGAGAACAGCCAAGAAATCTTCCTTCTTTACATCCCCACGTACGAGCCATCCGAAGGACGATAGATGGTCATATAGGGCGTTGTGAACCGGAGTCAAGACCCGTTTGACACGGGCGGATTGCATCGTTACAACACGAAGCTTTCCCTTAGTCTTTGCCACTCCCAACCTGACGAGAGAATCGTCGTCGGAAGTTTTGGAAGGACACGTAGCGAGCGTGCCACCTTCACCTTGAGTCGTTTCAAAACACCCCTGCTGGTCAGGGATGTAAACCCCACTCTCACTCGTGCTAATTCCCCCCCCCACACCGTCGTTCCGGGCGTGTGCCCAACGCTCGCCCCCCCCGGGGGCACGCGCGCGACCACGCCGGCG